CGCCGATGCGGCCGAGATGTTCGGCCTCGTCGATGGTGCGCTGCCGGAAAAGAAGAGCGGCAAGGCTGGCAGCAAGGAAGCCAAGGCTCCGGTTGAAACCAAGCCCGCCGCCGCCGAAACCAAGGACGCCTGATCGTGACGCTGCTCGCCCGGGTCAAGGAGCGCACCGGCACCGATCTTTCCGATGGAGAGATCACTGCGATGATCACTGCGATCTCGCAGGAGCTGGACGCGCGCTTTGGCCCGGCGGGCGAAATGACGGTGCATCTCGGCGATGCGACCGATCCCGATTCCCGGTTCTGGAGCAATCTGCGGCTGGTGATCCCGGCCGACACGGCTGAGGCCATCACCATCATCGAGCGCGATCCCGGCAATTCGGGCGCGGCGGTGGCTGCCACCACGCTCGATCCTGCCGATTATCGCGTGATCCATGGCGGGCGCACGCTCCAGCGGCTCACCACCGGGCCGAATGGCCGCCAGTTCTGGGCTCCGCTGGTCGAGGTGACTTACACCCCGCAGGGCCTCCAGGCGGCGCGCGACGAGGTGACGATCAAGCTGATCCAGCTCGATCTGTCCTATCGCGGGGCGCTGCGAAGCGAGAAGGCGGGCGATTACGCATTCACGCTTTCCGGCGACATGGCTGCCGATCGCGAAGCAATCCTGAAGACGCTGGCCGACCGGCGCGGGATGGTGATGGCGTGAGGGGCGGCGCGAAAATTGGCCCGATCAAGGCACGCTTTTATGTGCGGCGTTGGGCTTTGCCGCTTTTGCTTTTGTCGGTGTTGAGCCCCTGCCGCTTCACTCGCTGGCTGGGTGGGCTCGCCGCCCGAGTGGAGTTCGGTGAGTGATCTCCGGCCGCCTCACCATGCGCGCCCGGATGGAGCGCGACACTGCCACCGGCACTGACAGCTGGGGCAATGCGCCGGTGCCCAATTTCACCGTGCTGCACAATGCGCTGCCGTGCTTCTTCTCGTCAAAGAACGCGCGCGAGCTGGTGGACGGCAGCAAGACGGCGATGATCGAGGATGCGCGGATCATGTTCGCGCTCAGCGCCGATGTGCGCGAGGGCGATGTCATCACCACCATCACTGATCGCCGGGGCGCGCTGGTCGTTTCGGGCCGCCTCAAGATCGAAGGCCCGGTGCAGTTCAAGCACAACCACCTCGAAGCCGCGCTGCAGAGGATCGGGTGATGAGCTCGCAATCGCTCAAGTGGCTCGGCCCGGCGCTCAGCGAAAAGATGCGCAAGGCGCAGAAGACCGGCGTCAATGCCACGATGGCCGCCTGCGTCCAGCACGCCAAGGCCAACCATCCCTGGCAGAACCAGACCGGGATCCTCGAAGGCTCGATCGATATTGCGGATTTTGCGCGCGAAGATGGCGCGGGCGTTGCCGGGCGCTGGGGCTCGCAGGATGTCAAATACGCCCTGATCCACGAGCTCGGCGGCGTGATCCGCCCGGTGCGGGCCAAGGCGCTGCGGTTCCAGCTGCCCGATGGCAGCTGGCGCATGGCGACCGAGGTGACGATCCCGGCCCGGCCCTATCTGCGCCCGGCCGCCGATGCGATCTATCCGCAGCTCGCCGCCAATATCCGCAAGGCGTTCGAAAGCGCCGGAGGCGCGGCGTGAGCGCGGCGGCTGATCTTGAAGGCGGTCTGCGCGCCTATCTGCTCGGCATCGCGGCGCTGCAGCCGCTGGTCGATGGCTGGATCTTCAGCGGCGAGCTTCCGGCTGACCGCACCGCCCAGATGCCGCGCAAGGCGCTGGTGATCCGCAAATCGGGCGGCGTTTCCACCACCGGCGGCAGCTTTGTCGAGACCGACACCGCCCGCGTTGATCTGTTCGCCTTGGGCGAAACCCCACGCGAGGCAGGCCGGGTGATGGCCGAGGCCGAGCTTGCCATGCGGCGGCTGCGGCGCGGTGTTCACGGCGGCTGCCTGCTGCACTCGGCCAATTCCGCCGGCGGCGCGATCGCCGGGCGCGAGCCGGGGACCGAATGGCCCCGCCAGTTCCAATCCTTCCAGGTCATGCACGGCCTGGTCGCCATCGAGGAGTAACCAATCATGTCGTTTTTTGAGATCATCGGTGCGCCGCTGACCGTGTGGATCGCCCCGGCTGGCACCGACTTCCCGACCATCGCCGCCGCCCCGGCCTCGCCCTGGCTGCGGCTCGGCACCAATGGCGATCGCAATTATGATGTTGCGGGCGTCGAAGTGCAGCACAGCAAAACCTACAACAAGGTTCGCACCGCTGGTGCCACCGGCCCGGTGACCGTGTTCCTCGACGAGGAAGACGTGATGTTCCGCCTCAGCCTGCTCGACATGACGATCGAGCAATATGCTCATGCGCTCAACAACAACACCGTCACCACCGTTGCCCCGGCTGCCGGACAGCCCGGCCACCGTGCCATCGGCCTTTCGGAAGACGTTGGCCGCACCGCGCAGTTCGCGCTGCTGGCGCGCGGGCTTTCGCCCTACAATCCGGCGCTGGCGATGCAGTACGAGATCCCGCGCTGTTTCCAGTCGGGCGCGCCCAATCCGATCTTCCGCAAGGGCCAGCCCGCCGCGCTCCAGCTGACTTATGAAGCGCTCGAAAACGCTTCGGCGGTCAATCCGCAGCAGCGGCTGGGCGTGCTGCGCCAGGCGCACCTGCCCGCGCTGTGAGATCCGGCATGAGCGACACCGCACCCCTGCTCAATCTCGATACGCTGATCGTCCGGCCCAAGATCACCATCGACGGCAAGCCGTTCGACATGATCCACCCGGACGAGATCAGCGTGATCGACAGCCACCGGTTCGGCGTCTGGGGACGCCGGATCGATGAGCTGCAGGCTCTGGCCAAGGATGACGAGGCCAGCCAGCGCGAGCTTGACGAGCTCGTCTTCACGGTGGCGCGCAAGATCCTGCCCGACGTGCCCGATGATGTCTTTGCCAAGCTCAGCGGCACGCAGCGATGGGCCGTCATCGATGTTTTTTCCGGGCTCCTGCTGCAAGCCAAGCTGAAGGTGGCAGGAGCGATCGGGACAGCGACGGGCGAGGTGCCGGAATGGCTGAGCCGCCTGACTGGGGCACCATCATTCCTCGGCTCCAGCGGTTTTATGGCGGGCAGCCGCAGGACTGGCTTGAGCGGGTTCCTGCGGCGCTGGTTCGCGCGTTCGTGATCATGCTGCCGCGCCTTGAAGCCCAGGGCCAGATCGACGCGATCGTCGCTGCCCAGCTGGCCCAGCCGGTGAGCGGCGCCAATGATTTCCAAGTGCAGGCGCAGATCGAGCAGCGCGAGGAAATCATGGCGCGGCTGAAGGCCACGGTCCGCGGTGAAGCACCGCCGGAGCCCAAGCAGCTCGGCCCGCAAGAACTGGCGGCCATGGGGATCGGTGTGCGCACCGAAGAAGGCCCCGGCGCGGTGATCGCCGATCTTGATAGCTGGCTTGGCAACAGCCCTTCAGAACCTTCTGAGGAGCGTCTGAGCGATGGCTGAGAAGCTGGGAGATGCCGTCCTAGAGCTGCGCACGGATGATAGCCGGTTCAATGCTGGCATCGCCCAGGCCGAAGGCCGCGCCAAGGTGCTGGGCGCGACGCTCGACAAGACTTCGGGCAGCTCGGTCAAGCTGGCAGCGGAGATGCGCCAGACCGGGCAAAGCGCAGCGCAGATGAGCGCAGGGTTCGATCAGGCCGGGCAGAAGGTCATCAATTCGGCGGGGCAGCAGCGCGCCGGGATGCAGCAGCTGAGCTTCCAGCTCAATGATATCGCCACGATGTATGCGCTGGGCGCGCGGCCGATGCAGATCTTCGCCTCGCAATCGGGGCAGGTGATCCAGGCGGTGCAGATGATGACGGGCGGCACCAGCCGCCTTGCTGCCTTCCTCGGCGGGCCGTGGGGGCTGGCCATCACTTCGGCGGTGATCGTGCTGACCCCGTTCATCGGCAAGCTGTTCGAGGGAGAGAAGGCGCTCAAGGCAGTCGAATTCGCATCGGACAAGATGGCTGATGCGCAATCGATCCTTGGCAGCGTGATCGACACCACCACCGGCAAGATCAACACCCAGTCGCAGGCGCTGTGGAACCTTGCCCGGGCGCAGGCCGCCGCCGGGCGCATTGCCGCCGAGCGCGAAGCGGCGCAGGCCCGTTCGCAGCTGGCCGATGTGCGGCGCGGCTCACTGCAGCTGCAGGGCGGCATGGGCGGCGGGATCAACCTTGTGCGGCAGGGCGACGGCACGCAGGATGTGGTCGGCGATTTCATAGAAGGCCGCGTTGGCGCATCCTTTGCCATCGGCACCCTGCGCAGCCGCCGCAACGCCGGGATGATCAGCGACGAGGCCTTTCTCAAGGCAGTCGAGCCGATCGTGAATTCGCAGATGGCCGAGCGCAATATCGAGGTTTTCACCAATCTCGAAGGCGCGCTGAATGGCGACCGGCAGGCCTTGCAGGGCTTTATGCAGCCGGGTTCTGCGGGCGGCGGGCGTAGCGGGCGCGAACGCGCAGGCCAAAGCCAGGAGGAAATCGACGCCCGCTTCCAGACCGATTTCGTGCGCGTCACCCAGCAGATCCTCAGCGCCCGGCTGCGCGTGGCGACCAGCGCCGAAGAACGCGCCGAGCTGCAGGCCCGCATGGTCGCCTGGGACGAGCGCGAGGCGATTGATGCGATTGCCGCTCGCAAGGATCTGAGCGATGCCCAGAAGGCCGAACTGGAGGCCGCGGTGCGGCGGCTCGCCGATCGCGAGATCGAGGCCATCGAGTTCGACAAGAACATCCAGCTGACCCGCGATGCGCAGGCGCTGGCTGATGAGCGCGCGCGCGGCGAGGCCGAGGCGCTCCAGAATTCCATGGTGCTCGCCGACACCGAGGCCCAGCGCAAGGCGATCGCGCTGCGCCTGCTCGATGCCGAGGAGCGGCTCGAACGGCTGCGGCTTTCCACCATCATCGCCGCCGCCGAAACCGATGAGGCCGAGCGCCAGCGGGCGCAGCAGGCGCTGGCCAATCTCGATGCCAATGCCGCCGGTCGGCGCGCGGCTGTATCCCGCGCCAACGAGACCGAGGTCGAGCGTTACACCCGCAATCTCAACGCCACGCCCGAGATGATCAACGAGGCGATCGACGGGATCGGCATCGATGGGCTCGAAGCGCTCAACGATGGTCTCACCCGCGCGATCATGGGCGCGGAGAGCCTCGGCGATATGTTCAGCCGGGTGGCCGACCAGATCGTTGCCGATCTGCTGCGGATTGCGATCCAGCAAACGATCATCCGCCCGCTCGCCACGCTGCTGTTCGGCGGGACTGGCGGCGGCGGTGGCGGTGGTGGCCTGCTGTCGGCGCTGTTTGCCGGGCTGTTCGGCGGCGGTTTTGCCAATGGCGGGACCATCGAGCGCGGCAAGTTCGGCATTGTCGGAGAGCGCGGGCCGGAGCTGGCCTTCGCCTCGGGCAGCGGGCTCGGCATCATGTCGAACGGCGAATCGCGCCGCCTGATCGGCACCCAGCAGGGCGGCGGCACCAGCGTTTCGATCCCCATCAATATCGATGCCACCGGGGCCGATGCCGCCGCGCTTGAGCGCGTGCGCAGCGAGATCGCGCAGCTGCGCGAGGAACTGCCCGAACGCATCGTTCGCACCGTCCAGGACGCGAGCGACCGGCGCATCATCAATGTCGGAGGCCTGCGATGATCCTGCCTTTTCCCGAAACGCCCAGCGGCATCGCCCGCGTCAATCTCGATATCGCCCGGGTGGATTTCGCCGCGCCGCAGGCGGGCGGGCGGCAGGGCGGGGTGCAGGCGGGCTGGCCGCTGTGGGCCGCGCGGTTCGAGCTGGACCGCAGCGATCCCGACAGCGCCGATCTGTGGCGCGCGTTTTTTGCGCGGATGCGCGGCCGCACCCGGCGGTTTTATTGCGGCGATCCGACGCGGCGGATGCTGAAGCTTTATCGTGCTGGATTTGCCGGGATGGCGCGCGCGGTTGGCGGGGCGTTCGATGGCAGCGCGCTCGGCTGGTCGCAGACGATCCTGCCCGGCGGCGATGCACGCATCACCCTGACCGGCCTGCCTGCGGGGCTGGAAATCAGCATCGGCGATTACATCGGTTTCCTGTGGGATGCTGCCGGTGCGCCAGCAGGCAATTTCGACCGCCGCACGATGGCGCGCGCAGTGCTGCCCGCCACTGCCGGGGCTGGCGGCGTCGCGCAGGTGATCGCCGAGCCGCCGCTCGATCCGCTGGTGGTGCCAGCGGGCGCGGTGGCGGATTTCGTCAACCCGGTGTGCGTGATGCAGCTGGTGCCCGAAGAGAGCGAGCTCGGCCCGATCGGCAAGGGCGCGGCGCTGGGCGGCGGGCGGATCAGCGCGATTCAGGATCTGAGACCGTGAGGGCTTTGGCATGAAGGTCTTCACCCCTGCCGCGCTGGCCGCGCTGGATAATGGCGATGCCATTGTCTCGGGTGCCGTGGAAATCGGATCAAACCCGCCGATCCGTGTGTGGGGCGGGCATGGCCCGATCACGTTTGGTGGCCGCACCTTCGAAGGCGTCGGCGATCGCGGCATTGCCCAGGTGGCAGGCGGCGCGCTGGGCGGTGCGGCGCAGAACATCACGCTGACGCTTTCGGGTATTGATCCTGAAACGCTGGCGCTGCTTGATGCCGATGCGGTCAAAGGCGCGTCCACCGTGCTGTGGCGGCTGATCTTCGATGAAAGCGGCACCAGCCTGCTCGATTTCCATGTCTGGGCGCGCGGGCGGCTGGATACCCTTCCGCAGGAAGATGAAATCGGCGGCACGGCTGCGATCACGGCCCAGCTCGAAACCGCAGCGCGCGGCCTTGGCAAGCGCGGCGGGCGGATGCGCTCGGATGCCGATCAGCGCCTGATCGATCCCGCTGACGGGTTTTTCAAGAACGTCTCATTCGCCGCTGAGAAGCAGCTTTACTGGGGCGGGCGCAGGCCCGCGCGCGCCGGATCGGTGCTGCCCGGCGGCGGCGGCGGGATCACCCCCGGCGGCGAGCTGTTCCCCGAAGTGAGGCTGCAATGAACGGGCGCGATCTTCAGGCGCTGATCGCCATGATCGAAGCCCGGCAGGCGCGGCCTTTCCGCTGGGGCACGAATGATTGCGTGCGGTACGCGGGCGCTGGCATCGCGGCGCAGACCGGGCGCGATCCGCTGGCCGATGTGCCGCGCTGGAACAACCGGCGCGAGGCATTGGCGATCACCGATCAGATGGGCGGGCTGATCGCTGCGCTTGATGCCCGGTTCGAACGCATCCCGCTCGCCTTCGCACAGCGCGGCGATATCGCCGGGATCGAACATCGCCTGTTCGGCGTCGGCCTGATGATTATCGAAGGGCAGACGCTGGTCGGCCCCGGGCGGCACGGCAATCAGCGGCTGCCGCGAAGTGCGATGGAGATCGCCTGGTCTGCCCTCTCAGCCGGGGAGCGCGGCTGATGCCCAAGCTGGTTGCCGCCGTTAAGCTGATCAGCGTCCTGATCGGATCGATCAAGGTGACGGCCTCGTTCAAGCTGATTGCCACCGTCGCGCTGGTCGGGTTCTCGCTGCTGAACAAGCCGGGGCGGCCGCGCCGCGATGCGCTGGCCGCCACCCTGCAGACCGGCGAAGTGGCCCGGCAGGGCGTGTTCGGGCGCGCGGCGGTGGCGGGATCGCTGGTCGATGCGTTCAATTTCGGCGGGAAATACGGCACCGACTGGGAAGTGCTGGTGATCGCGCTCGCCGATCACCGCTGCGATGCGCTGGAAGGCTTCTTTGTCGATGATGCGTTCCACACCTTTACCGGCGATGGTGCGGTGCCGGGCTTTAACGGCCAGCTCGAAGTCTATTTCCGCGATGGCCGCTGGGATCAGGAAGTGCCCTCGATCCTCACCACGCATGGGCCGGGCTGGACGCCGAATGATCGCGGCCGGGGCGTCGCCTGGGCGGTGGTCGCCTACAAGGCCGATGACGAAAAGGCCAAGACGCCAATCTGGGAAGGGCGGCGGCCAAGCTTTCAGTTCGTGCTGCGCGGCCTTCGGGCCTATCAGGCGCGCAAGGATAGCAGCATTGGCGGCAGCGGCGCGCATCGCTGGGATAATCCGGCCACGCGCGAGTGGACCGAAAACCCGATCGACATCCGCCACACCTGGGTGCGCGGGAGCTATGCCGGAGACCGGGTGAACCAGCCCGAGATGCTGCTGCTGGGGCGCGGCCTTTCGCCGATCGAAGCACCGCCGCAAAATGTGTTCGCCCGCGCCAATCTGTGCGACGAGCTGGTGGATGGCGAGCCGCGATATCGCATCGGCGGCGTGGTATCGGCGGATGAACCTTACATCGAGACCGAGAGCGATTTCGCGGCATCATGCGGCGGGGTGATTTCCCAGCCCGAGGGCGCGGTCGAGGTTGACCCGGGCGAGGCGCGCGCGCCGGTGGCCCATTTCACCGATCGCGATCTGATCGTCGGCAGCCGGGTGAGCTGGTCGGAGTTTCTCGGCATTGGCGATGAAGGCTGGGTCAACACTGTCATCGCCCGGTTTGTCGATCCGGCCCAGCGCTGGCGGACGCGCGGTGCGCCGGTGCGCCGCGAGACGGCCGACATCATCGCCGATGGCGGCCCGCGCGAGCAGACGCTTACTCTCACACTTGTCACTTATCTGCGCCAGAGCGAGCGCTTTGCCGAAATCGTCCGGCGGCTCGGGCGCCTGTGGGCGCGCGGCACGGTGACACTGCCGCCGCGCTTTGCCGGGATCGAGGAAGGCGATTGGGTCACCTGGCAATCGGACCGCTATTTGAAGGGCGCGACGCGCACCTTTCGGGTGGAAGCGTGGGGATCGGATCAAGGCTGGCGTCACCAGCTGACCCTGCGCCAGATCTCGGCGAGCGTTTTCAGCGACACCGCGCCGCTTGATGATGGCGTGATTGCCGCGCAGCAGCCTGCGCCGCCTGCGCTTCAGCCGCCGATTGCCGGGGCCTGGGCGCTTTCGGCCACCACCATCGCGGCGGGCGGCGTGCGCGTGCCTGCGCTGCAGATCGTCGGGCAGACCGATGATCCGGCGGCAGGGGCGGTGGTGTTCGAATTCATCCAGCAGGCCACCCAGCCTGATGCGAACACGCCCTGGACGCTGGCAGGCACATCACGCCCCGATGTCACCCGGCTGAGCATCCCGGTGCCTTCGGGCGGCACGCATTACGTGGCGGTTTCTTATGTCATCAACGGGGTGACAGGCCCGCGCCGGGTGCTTGGCCCGGTGACGCTGGCCCAGTTTGCCTATCCGAACGGGGTGTCGATCGCCGATCTTCAGCCGGCCGAGTTCGGGGCCAATGTCACCGAGAACCGCACCGCCGCCTTCATCGGCAATCAGGGCGCGCTGGCAACGCTGAGTGCGGTTGATCTTTCGGGCGTGAATGTGAGCGGCACGCTGCCGCCGTCGCGCGCCGATGCGGGGCTGGTGAACGCGAACCTGCTTCCTGCGATTGGCGAGGCGGCGGCTTCGGCCGACTGGGTGATGGTGGAAGGCCGTCCGTTCGCGCTGCGGGATGAGGGGTTTGATGCGTCTGGTCGGATTTTTGCGAACGGGCTGATCTACGGCAACTTCCAGACTGTGGAGGGGGTGCGGCCTGCTGAGTTCGGGGCCAACGTCACGGAGAACCGGGTGGCCGCCTTCATTTCTGGCCAAGCTCCTGCCGCGACCGACTTCACCATTCAGACCGGTGCAACGAATGATCAAGGGGCTGACACTCGTTTCGATAACTTTGATCCGCTGCATTACAGGCAAAGCTGGCTGCGCCGCCTGCGCACCGAGTTCAAGTTTAATCCCGCGGTCATGGCCCCCGCTGAAGCAAGCGGGGTTTTTGGAACGCTTGAGACCTACTCCGCGTGGTCAGAAAGTAGCGGCGGCTCGGTCTGGCAGCGACTTACTGATAGCGCCGGAGCGCGATTTATCCGCCATTCTGTGGGCGTAACTCCCACAGAAACATGGGGGCCGTGGCAGCCCGAATACAGCGGCAATCGCCGTCCTTTCTTCGGTGCTGATCTGCTGGAAGAACCCGGCGGGCCTGTCGCCACGCTTGGGAACTTCAAGACGAACATAGGCACTGCGGCTTTCCTTGCAGGGGAAGGCGCGCTCGCTCGGCAGAACAGCGCCTCGTGGACGAGCCAGATCAGCGGCAGGCCGAATGCGCTCACCGATCTTGCGAACGCGGGCGGCGATCAGCGGCTTCAATCGCACTACATCTATGACGTGCTCGGCGGCTCGAACTCGCTGCTGCACAATCGCTGGCCTGCGGAGTTCGGTGCCAACGTCACTGAAGGTCGCACCGCTGCCTTCGTGTCGGGACAAGGCGCGCTGGCGACGCAGAACACAGCAGCATGGTCACAGGTCATATCCCGGCCCTTCGCCTTGCAGGATAGCGGCATCGACATCAGCGGCAGGCTGATCGGTGACCGATTGGCCTATCTTGACGGGGCAACGGTTCAGTCGCTGCGACCGGCTGAGGTGAACGCCAATGTCACCGAGGGGCGGGTTGCCGCTTTTGTCTCCGGACAGGGTGCGCTGGCGACCCAGAACACGGCAGGCTGGTCGCAGGTGGTTTCGCGGCCTTTCGCCTTGCAGGACGCGGGCTTCAACGTATCGGGCCTGCTGCTGGGCGAGCGTCTTGCTTATCTTGACGGGACGACCGTGCAGGCTTTGCGCCCGGCCGAGGTGAACGCCAACGTCACCGAGAACCGCGTTGCCGCCTTCATTTCCGGCCAAGCGCCTGCCGCAACCGACTTCACTGTCCAGGCAGGTGCGACAAACGATCGAGGGGCTGACACTCGTTTCGATAACTATGATCCGCAGCATTACAGGGCAAACTGGGAGCGTCGACTTCGCACCGAGTTCAAGTGGCTCGCATCGGTGGGTGCCCCCGCCGATGCGAGCGGGCTCTTCGGCACGCTTGAGACCTACTCTGCGTGGTCAGACAACAGCGGCGGGCCGGTCTGGCAGCGCCTTACTGACAGCGCAGGGGCACGATTTATCCGCCATTCTCTGGGCATAACTCCCACAGAAACATGGGGGCCGTGGCAGCCCGAATACAGCGGCAATCGCCGTCCTTTCTTCGGTGCTGATCTTCTGGAAGAACCGGGCGGCCCCGTTGCCACGCTTGGGAACTTCAAGACGAATATAGGCACCTCCGCCTTTGTCGCAGGGCAATCGCCTTGGGTGACGACTGGCATTCCGCTTGCCCGCGTAGGTCTGCTGAATGATGCTGGCCGCGCCAACAGCCGCCGCATCACCTCGCAGATCGTGGCTGGCGGGGTGCTGCAAACGCTCAACACCAACCCGCTCACCGCCAGCACTGACAGCGGCACCGGCGTTTCGACCATCACCATCAACGCCCATTCGGTGTTCGATGATTTCGGCCAGCTTGATTTCAGCGCCAGCAGCATAGGCGGGCTCAATGAGAACACGCTCTATTATGTCTGGGAAGCGAACCCCGATTTCGTCGGCGGGGCGCGCAGCTATGTCGCGACCACCGATCGCAACGCGCTCACCGTCGCCGGGCGCCGCTATGTCGGGTTTGTCACCACGCCTGCGACCGGATCAGGCCCGAACGATGGCGGCGGCGGCGGCGGTGCTGGCTTCCCCGGCGCACAGCCCGAACTTCTCCCATGAGGCAGAGCATGAAACGATTGGACAATCACCCCGGCCTGAACAGCGGCGATGGCTTTACCGAGATCGCCTATTCCACCGGCGATGCCAATTGGCCAACCGCCCGCGTCCGGTTGACGCCGATTGCCCCCGATCAGGATGATCGCCTGCACCAGCCCAATGCCGCGCCGGTGCCGCCGCGCATCGCGGTGCGCCTGTCGGCCAGCCTGATCGACGAGGCAGGCGCGGTCGAGCGGATCGCGGGCAAGCTGCTGCTGGGGCCGGAAGGCGTCCATTCGTGGCAGTTCGAGGCCGATGTCGCCTTCGACCCGGCGGCCTGGCTGGATGGCTGTGCCGCACGTGTAATTTCCGACCTGATCCGGCAGGCCCGGGGCATTTCCGCCGCCGCTGCTGCCGGGCTTTTACTCAACTGAAAGGACCGACCAATGAACTTCCATGGAACAGACGCCAACCGCGCGATCGTGGCCTTCTTCGGCGCGAATATGGCCGCGCTGCCCGATCACACCCGCGACAAGCTGACCGAGGCGCTGGTGAGCCCCGATGCCTTGGGCGCGATCATCACCACGATCGAAGCGCTTTATGCCGCGCGCGCCGATCTGGGCGATGCGGGTATCGAGCTGCTGGACGGGCTGGCGCGCTTTGTTGGCGCGAACAACTTCTACGGCAAGGGCGTGCGCGCTGCTCTGATCGCCGGGGTGGCTGCCCGCATCGCCGATGGCGGCGCTGCCGAAGCGGAAGGCGATCCCGCAATCGAGGCTGGCTTCGAAGCGCCCGAGCCCTTGGCGGATGATGGCGAGGCAGAGACGGAATTGGCGACCGTTCCCCGCGCCAATTCCTACGGCACCGGTGGCACAATGCTGCTGTCCTCCGATCCGGTTTAGCCGGAAGCCTGATCGCGATGAGCCTGCGCCACATCACTGATCAGATCGCCCACTTCGCGGCGGCGGCGCTGATCCTCGCCATCGCTTCTGTCGGCACGATCTGGGCGGGCGCGCTGGCGGGGCTGGCGCTGGGCCTGATCCGCGAGACCGCCGAGGCCAGCGGCTCGCGCATCACGCTGGCCGAGGTGCTGGCCCATTTCCGCAAGCGCGATCCGTGGATCGATCTGGCCTTCTGGACGCTGGGCGGTGCTGTGGCGGCAGCCATCTTCTAAAATCAACCAATCGGAGACTGAGATAATGCCCCAACGCAAGAAGAACAGTGTGAACGCCCCGACCAGCGCGGCCGAGGCAACGGTGATGATCGGCGAATATGTCGCCATCGAGCGCGACAAGGCGCTGGAGCGGCTCGCGGCCGAGGCGGCGATCGACCGGGTCAAGCAGCAGCGCGATGAAAAGCTGCGCGAGCTGGAGGCGGTGGCGGCCGATCTGTTCGAAGGCCTCAAGGCGTGGTGGGAAGCCGGCGGCAAGGATGAGCTCGCTTTTGGCAAGCGTTCCGGCCAGATCGGTGGGGCCAAGATCGGCATCCGCCTCACCCCGCCAGCCGTGAAGCTGAAGCGCGGCGTGAAACTGGGCGATGTGGTGGCGTGGCTCGGCTCGATCCGCTGGGCGCGCGCGAAGGATTTCCTGCGCACCAAGATCGAGCTCGACCGGCAGGCGGTGATCAAGGCGGTGCAGGCCGATGATGCCGTGGCCGAGACCTTCGCCAAGCATCTCACTGTCGAGCAGACGGACGAGTTCTTCATCGACACCGGCCTCAACGAGGACGAGCTGAAGAAGGAATTGGCCGCGTCCTGAAAACGGGGGTGGCCGGGGCGTTCCAGCGCCCCGAGCCGCGAGAGGCTTGTCTCGCACCTGGGGCCGTCATGACCGGCCCGTCGGCTCCCCCGGCCGCAAGCGGCGGAGCATTCAATAGGTGCAAGTGATGAAAGAAGAATTGATTGCCGTTCGCCCCGTCCAGCCAGTTGCTCCCTGGCTGGGTGGCAAGCGAGCTCTCGCACGCCGCATCGCGACACGCATCGCGGCCACGCCCCATAGCCGTTATGTCGAGCCGTTCATCGGCATGGGCGGGGTTTTCTTCCGCCGATCGGCGCGGCCGGGGCTGGAAGTGATCAACGATGTGAATCGTGATGTGGTAACGCTCTTCCGGATCCTGCAGCGGCATTATCAGCAGCTGCTCGATGTGATGAAGTTCCAGCTCTACAGCCGGGCCGATTTCGAACGGCTGCGCGCCACCCCGGCCGACCAGCTGACCGATCTCGAACGGGCAGCCCGCTTCCTCTATCTCCAGAAGACCGGCTTCGGCGGCATGGGGCGCACGTTTGGGGTCGATTATTCCCGGCCGCGCTGGAGCCTGAGCAAGCTGGAACCGATGCTGGAGGCGGTCCACGAACGGCTTGAGGATGTGCTGATCGAGTGCCTCGACTTCGGCACCTGCATCGAGCGCTATGACAGCCGCCCCGGGACGCTGTTCTATTGCGATCCGCCTTACTGGGGGCACACCGATGACTACGGGAAGAACATCTTCTCAGAGGCCGATTTTGAGCGCCTCAGAAGCCTCTTAGCAGGCCTTCAGGGGCGCTTCATCCTGTCGATCAACGACCGGCCCGAAGTGCGCGAGCTGTTCGCCCGGTTCGAGATGGAGGAGGTTTCCCTCAACTATCGCGCAAGCGGCAAGGTGACACCGGCGCGGGAGCTGATAATCAGCGGCTAGCGCGGCAGATCGGTGCTCTAGTTTCTCTTGTCAAAGAGTCCAAAAGCTTCCGCCCCGCTACAGCGCTTTGGCTGAACCGCGGCTTGCAACGTCGCTTGCTCTTTGTTCAGAATCATCAAGCTATAGATGAACGAAAGCAGGGATGGGGCCGTCACAATCGAATCCCTCTGCGATCATCTTGGGCCATTCCCACCAAATGGCCCCGGCGCGGCATATCCATGCTGCGGGAAGCGCCCTTGCCGCCGCGTGTGGCAGGGGCGCTTTCACATCATCGGTCTGCGGCGCGCGCTGCGCCCTGTACCAATGTGGATCAGCCCTTGAGGCCGACCCCGATGTTGGCGCGCGGTTCTTCCATTTCGTTGCTCGCCACCGGGTATGCGCAGTAATCAGCGGCATAATAGGCCGCCGGGCGGTGGTTGCCCGACAGGCCGATCCCGCCAAAGGGCGCGGCGGAGGAGGCGCCATTGGTGGGCCGGTTCCAGTTGATGATCCCGGCGCGGATATTCGCCCAGAAGCGCCCGTAATCCTCGGGCGATCCGCCGATCAGCGAGGCCGAGAGGCCAAAGCGGGTGTTGTTCGCCTCGGCAATCGCGCTGTCGAGATCGGGCACCCGGATCACTTGCAGCAGCGGGCCGAACAGCTCGATATCGGGGCGTTCGGGCACGTCGGTCACATCGATGATGCCGGGCGTCAGGAACGGCAGGTCGGGATAGAGACGGCGCATATGGGCCAGCGGTTTCCCACCTGCGGTGATGAGCGCAAGGAAGCTCTCCATCAGCTGATCGGCGGTGTTGTTGTCGATCACCGGACCCATAAAGGGCTGCTGCCCGGCAAGCGGATCGCCGATGATCAGCTTGCGGGTAAGCTCGATCACGGCCTCGATCAGTTCATCATACATGCTCTCGACAACGATCAGGCGGCGCGCCGCCGTGCAGCGCTGACCGGCGCTGGTGAAGGCCGATTGCACGATCAGCGTGGCGGCATCGGCAGTCTTGCGGGTGTTGGTGACAACAATCGGATTGTTGCCGCCCATCTCCAGCGCGACGATCTTGCCCGGATTGCTCGCCAGCTTGCGGTTGATCGCGATGCCGACCTGAGCCGAGCCGGTAAACAGCACCCCATCGGTGCCGGGATGCGCGACCAGCGCTTTGCCTTCGTCCGGCCCGCCGATCACCACCTGCGCGACATCTTGCGGAATGCCCGCCTTGTGCATGAAGCCGATCAGCGCCGCGCCCACCGCCGGGGTTTTCTCCGACGGCTTGAGCAGCACGGCATTGCCGGCGATCAACGCGGGGACAATATGCCCGTTGGGCAAGTGCGCCGGGAAATTATACGGCCCCAGCACCACCATCACCCCGTGCGGCTTGTGCCGCAGGGCGGTGCTGCCATTGAGCGCGCTGTCGTGCTTTTTCTTGCCGGTGCGTTCGGCATAGGCCTGAACCGAGATATCAACCTTGGCGACCACGGCATCGACTTCGGTGCGCGCTTCCCACAAGGGCTTGCCCGCTTCGCGCGCGATCAGTTCGGCAAAGCCTTCGGCTTCGCGCTTCACTTCATTGGCAAAGCGGCGGAGGCGTTCGATGCGTTCGGACGGCGCAAGTGCGGCCCATTCCGGCCATGCGCGGCGCGCCCGGCTGACGGCTTCATCAACATCGCTGTAGTCCCCGCGCCATAATTCTTCGCCACTGGCGGGTTCGTAGGAAATAAGCGTTTGTGCCGTCACTGCCTGCCTGCTGTCCTGTTGAGAGTGCCGTCAGGGCGAGCCGTGATCGCCTGCACACACCGTTGCGCGCCCATAACCTCAGGTATCGCAAAAAGATAGGGTGCAGGCCTGCGCTAGCGATGCCCTTGCGGACGTGGCGGGGCACCATGGGCTTCGCCCATCCGGCGGATCGCGGCGACCTTGTCGTGGAGCGGCTGCCAGTTGTCAGCTTCGTCGATGGCCGCCCAGATCGCCTCGACCTCATCGATCAGCAGCGATTGCGGAGCATCATCGGCCCAATAGGGATGGCTGCTGCCGACCGGCTGATATTGGCTGAGCATGTCGCCCAACGCGCCACCCACTGCGCCGCGCCCGCCGCGATGCGCGAAGAAGAAAGCATCCGGCCCCATTTGGCCTTCCCGCATGGCCTGTTCGCACAGCGCGACAAGCTGCGTATCGGCATCCGTGCCGGTGGGTTCGACCCCGAGCCGCCACAGCCAGCGCCGGGTGATGGCCTGCATGTAAAGCGGGCCGAACCGTTCGAGCGCGGCAATCAGCGGCGGGCTATCGGCCAGCAAACGCAGCGCCACCGCCAATTGCCCGCAATTCCAGTGGAGCGCTTCGGGCTGGCGGCCAAAGGCATAAAGCCCGCCATGATCGAAATAGGCTGCGGTGAAGCTCTGATCCCACTGCGGGAGCCAGCGCCACGGGCCGTAATCGAAACTCTCGCCAGTGATGTTCATGTTGTCGGTGTTGAGCACCCCGTGGACGAAGCCTGCGACCATGTAGCTCGCGGCGAGATCGGCCATGCGCTCGACCACGGCGTGCATCAGCCGAATCGCGGGTTCATCACGGCCCGGCGCGTCCTCGGGCGGGGGCGGGCCGGGGAAATGTTCGAGGCAGTAGTCGATGAGCTGCGCCATCTCATCTGCCGCCTCCAGCACCAGCAGCCGCTGGAAGGTGCCGATGCGGATATGCGAGTGGCTGAGGCGCACCAGCACCGCCGAGCGCGTGGGCGACGGCTCGTCGCCGCGCCACAACACCTCG